GGCCGCCCTTTTTTTGTTCGTCTATACTACCCTATAGCTGCTTTAATATGAAATTGAAAATGAACGTTTCCTATTAATTGGGGCCTCGCTCCGCTCGGGGCGCTTCACTCGCTTCGCTCGTTGCGCTGTCCCCACCCCTTCGGGTCGGGGGGGGCGAAGGGGGGGAAACAGCACAAGAACTCAACTCCGTTACGCCGCAGCTATGGAAAAAAAAGTTTATTATGTTTTTAGAGTTTTATGTGTTTATTTATGCATCCGTATAGTACAGTTTGACATGTCCTGCAATAGCTCCAGGATTAGGAACTAAATTACTATCACTGATAGCAGCCAATATCCAGTCTCTCGGATCAGGATTATTCTCTGCATCCCATTGAATCGTACTACGTGTTTTGATAAATTTTTTGAATATCCATACTGGTAATGTTGTACTAGAACTGTTGCCATCTAGAGGCATAGTGCGGAAAAACTTCATCTTATCAAATAGTACATGGTATCTATCTGTATCAATAGGTGCTAACCACTGTGTTGTACCAGAAGGTGTTCCACTTAGAATATTCTGTATTAATGCTGAACCAGTATTAAATGGAGATGATTTTGGTTTAACTAACATAATCCTAAAATTATTAGTAGAATCTGCGCCGCTAATAGCTAATCTAATTTGTATGCCAATAACTCTCACCATGTTACCTACTCGCTGACTCCTACCGGTACCCTGGGTAATTCCGGAGGCGAGTGTAGACATTGCGGCGCCTGAACCAAAGGATACACTAGCAAGGCTAGCAGTAGGCAAGGCGTTAAAAGCATAAGTAATTTCTTTAACCTCGGGTTTAAGTTGCTTAACCATGCGCATAACACGCTTAACTGTAGGGCGTCGTTTGGCTGTGCGTCTGCCATTCTTACGAGTTGATGTCTTCTTCGGCATCTTCAAATTCGTGTTCTATATTATCCAATATACTGTTTAAATTAAAATTAATAAAATGGTCTATCCTTCTAAGTAGCTGTTGTAAAGGCTCATCCTTCAAATTAACATACAAAACCTCAGGAGGATATATAGTAGTTATTACAATTGTCTTTGCTAACATCTGTCGCATTTTACCCTTAACTTCTACCCTAAATTCATATCTATCGAGTATGCCCAATAAATCTACAAATGGAATACCCATAGGCCTAAAATCGTCTATGATTACATTCTCATGTCCATCATATCCATCCCACCATTTATGAGTACCTACTTTAACATACGTATCCTCCGTGCCGCATATTTCATATGCTTTACGGGTCTTACCAGTGCCTGATGCTCCATAAATCCAATATACAGTTGGTTTCCAACTGCGTGGCTCTTCGTTATACGTAAGGTAAATCTCTGCAGTCTTTATCTGCTGATAATTAGCCGTAGCAGCTACCGCACGCATACCAGACTCGGCTGCTAACAACCTAACCCGATCCAGATCAGACCGGAGACCCTGACCTCCCATGGTACCTTTAGTAAATACATTATTTTCATCCTGCTTACGACAGTATGCATCAACTTCCGCTGCGGTACCTCTACGCATCTCAATATGATATCTTTCGCCTAACATCTCCTTAACCTGTTTAAAGCGCTTCTTTTTGTGTAACTCCAAGTAACCCTGAAGATGAGGGGTTCCACCCTCGCCTACTTCGTGTCCATATACAAGATACTTAACGTCTAACGCCTGTAAAACCTGCTCGTCAATCTCTGTATAGTTATTCAGTGTAAAACACCATCCAATCGCGGGTGACCCCATCTGCTCCGGTCTGTTCCAACGTGTTCCGGTCTGTTCCGTTGTTCCAAGGTGGGCGGGTAATACTA